GAATTTGAAAAATGGGCACAGGCCATCAGTGAAGGAACCTGGGCTCTGCCCGATACTCCTGAGCAAATGAAAACTTTGCAAACACTAATGAGTCAACCGCTGGCAGTGGGACCTGATGCAATGGATGCCACTGAACAGTTGTATGATATTCTAGGTGATGATGAACTGTTTGATCGCTTGCATGAGCTGGCTGACCAAGATGCCAACGCAGATGCCCGCGATATTATTCAAACAAGGCTAAATCAGTTGGGAATTGATCTGCCCAAAGACAATTCTGTTGCCCCCAAGGACATGGACAATGTGGCGGAAGGTGATATCAACAAAACCACGTATGCTGAGGAACTGGCAGAAAAACTTTTTGATGAATCCCCTAATTTGCAAAATCAAGATGATATCATAAGAGCAGGTTACGTTATGGCCAAAAAAGACTCAAGACTAGCTGGTAGAGTAGATGGTATATTCCGTGATGAAGATTTCCCCAGCGACTTTGTGAGTGTTTATCGATACATACAACATAACTATGGCATCAGAAGTGGTGTAGAAGAAGACCTAGACACCGACGGAGTCATGATGACCAAACCATCAAACATGAGCAGTGAATCAATAGATCCAGTGCTCAGGCTCAAACAAATGATCAAACACTGACATTTGCCACTTCACTAACAAAAGGCAGAATCATCTGCCTTTTTCTTTGACTTCACTAAATATATCGTGTACACTACAACAAGTGTACGCATTTAGGCATACACTAGGCATTTAGTAAACATAGGCATTTAATTCTGAAAGGTAAAAACACTATGGCATCATTAGCAGATATCCGCGCAAGACTTCAGGCCGCTGAGTCTAACAAAGGCGGTCAGTCACAAGGCGGCGGCGACAACGCAATTTACCCCCACTGGAACATGGATGAAGGACACTCAGCAGTAGTGCGCTTCCTGCCAGATGGAAACGGTAAAAACACATTCTTCTGGGTGGAACGAGCCATGATCAAGTTGCCGTTTGCAGGTATCAAAGGCGACATGGACTCTAAACAGACACAAGTACAAGTGCCTTGTGTGGAGATGTGGGGCGATGCTTGTCCAATCTTGGCAGAAGTGCGCACATGGTTCAAGGACAAGAGTCTGGAAGACATGGGTCGCAAGTACTGGAAAAAACGCAGTTATATCATGCAAGGATTTGTGCGTGAGAATCCCATGAGCGATGACAAACATCCAGAAAACCCTGTACGACGTTTCATCATTGGCCCTCAAATCTTTCAGATCATCAAATCCAGTCTCATGGATCCCGATCTTGAAGAGTTGCCAACTGATGTCATGCGTGGTCTGGACTTCCGCATTACCAAGACATCAAAAGGCGGCTATGCTGACTACTCTACTTCCAAATGGGCACGTAAAGAGTCTGCCTTGACCGAGACCGAGCAGGCTGCGGTAGAAGCACATGGCCTGTTTGAACTGGCATCGTTCTTGCCCAAGAAACCAACTGAAGTTGAACTCCGGGTCATGAAAGAAATGTTTGAGGCATCTGTGGATGGTCAGGCATTTGACATGGATCGCTGGGGACAATACTTCCGCCCAGCAGGAGTAAGTGCTCCTGCAGGTGGTGCTAAAGAAGCTGACGCAGTGGCAGTGAGTCAGCCTGTTCCAACAGCCGCCCCGGCTGCAACAGCACCATCACCGTTTGATGACGAAGATGATACGCCCACAGCCAGTGCTCCGGTTGCCGCACCAAAGAGCACACAAAAGGCCGAAGACATCTTGGCCATGATTAGGGCTCGACAAAACAAAGCCTAATGAAGGTTTTAGTAGTCGGTGATAGTTTCGCAGCAGATTGGTCAGTCAAACACGAAAATTGCATTGGCTGGCCAAATCTGCTGACTCAGCATCACCAGGTTACTAATCTTGCGCAGGCCGGAGTCAGTCAGTTTAGAATTTATCAGCAACTGTGTTCGGTTGATCTGGCACAATTTGATTGTGTCATTATTGTACATACCAGTCCACAGCGGGTGGTGACTAGACGCCATCCAGTGCATGCCGACGATGCTCTACACAAACACGCTGATCTAATCTTTAGTGACATTGAGCATCACAAGCACACCTTGCGGGGCTGGCTAGATCCAGCAGTCTCCGGTGCATATGATTATTTTGTATATCACTATGATGAACAGTTTGCAGATTGGGTGTATGGATCTTTGGTCAACGCCGTGTATGATCTTTGTGTAGATGTGCCTTGTATAACTATTGTGACACCGTTGGTGCCTGTTAGCCTTTTTCAACAGTATGATGCTTTGATCATTCCTGAAGAAATTGTGAAACCAAACTCAATCAATCACATGATGCTACAGGACAATCACTGGTTGTGCCAAAGGATACTTGATGAGCTCAATCAAATCAAAATCACGTGATGTTATAATCGGGGGATCAAGCATCACCGACAGTAATCCTTGGCCTACATGGGCTAGTTGGGTCATGAAAAGGTATGCATTGAGTAATTTTGTCAATACCAGTGTCAAGGGCATTGGGAATGAAGTTATCCTACTCAAGGCAATTCAACAGGCAAAAAAATACGCCAATCCTGTAGTGATAGTGCAACTGACCAATGTAGATAAATGGGATTGGCATGTTGAACATCCTGATCTTGCAGAAAAAATCAGCCACGAACGCCATCCTCTCACCAAACTAGATTCTGCTGAATCATCAGGATTTTGGTCAACAGGATCACATTTTCCACTGTGGAAACAGCACTACAAAGAAAATTATTTTAGTATTACATATCAAATGTATCATACTCTGATGTTGATACATTGGTTCCAACTATGTTGCAAGGCCAATCAATGGGAGCATTACATACTGTTTGACAGTCCAATTCTTTCTGTGATCGAACAACAGTTGAATACCGGACAGTTGACGTTGGAACAATGCTTTGAACAACAACTGACTGACAATGCTTTGTGCAAAGTGCTAGTTGACAACATTGACTTTTCAGAAATCTATTGCCCTGGATTGATAGGCTATGCAAAAGTCAACAATTTGGATTGGTATTCTACCAGTGCAAAAGGACATCCGGGAAGTTTGGTACACTACTTGTTTGCACAAGATGTAGTGATACCTGTGTTAGATAAGATAATTCTGCCAGATCAAGATCTAGAAAATTTCCGGCAAGAGGCAACTATTATGCAACGTATTTTTGACAACTACTGATGCTGAAAAAAATATCATCTGACAGTTGGCACCTGAGAGATCACGGTCTTGGATTTGATCATGAGTTGGAAAATAATTTCATACGATCGATCAATCAAGACCATGCCCGACTCATGACTGAATATGTGATTGATGATCAAGTTCGGCAGCGATATCCTAATCTAAAATTTGAGTTTGATTTTGAAATGAAACAGACACTATTGTCTCATTTCAAGAATTACAACATACATCCTGAACTGGCTCCGGATACATTTATTTGTAGTTTTAATGGCACTGCTCATGTGTCTAGAAAATTGCTTACAGCTAGTTTACATAGGTGGGGATGGTTCAACAATGAAACCACAAGCAAAAATTTCAAATTTGATCTAGATACCCTGGACGGACATTTGCATGATTATGTTGGTCACAACACAAGATACTATCGAAAGTTTTTTCTTAACCCGGCCTCACACGATTTTTTCCACTACACAAACTCATTTGGTCATGTACAATATGATCATGCTCAAAATATTTACAACTTGGAAAAAAGGATCACACGAAGTTTTGTGCATGTAGTGTCCGAAACCATGGCCACTAGCTATTACCCATTTGTAACTGAAAAATTTCTTTACAGTGTGATCACACGTGGCTTGTTCTTGGCCTATGCTCAACCAGGCTGGCATGATCATCTTGAGAAATATTTTGGTTTCCGCAAGTTTGAACGGATTTTTAGTTATGAGTTTGACAGCATACAAAACCCAGTAGAACGGTTGGTTTCCTTGATGTCCATGCTGTCAAAATTTTCAATACTTGACAGTGATGATTGGCGAGATCTTTATGAAATGGAAATTGACACTATTGAGCATAACTATGATCATTACTTCAGTGGCAGTTGGATCAAGCAGTTACGGGATTCAACTAATGTTTAATGTGTATCAGACAACTTGTTTATTTTTCTAATAGATCATGACAAATTTTCAGACAACCAACGCTGTGATATTATCATACTTGCCGTTTGCCGGCGGGAAATTTTTAAGCAATTGTCTAGCACTGAGTAAACATGCTTGCCCCCAAGACTTATCGGCTGCTGAGTATCTATTAGGGTCGCCCAATGATTACGACTTTAGATTAAAAACAGTTTTACGCTCTCTACCGCCAAGGGATCAACTGACGTTGTGGAGAAATTTTGAATTTGGTGACCACAATCTTTTTGGCCAAGCAGTAGACTCCTGGTGGAATGGTTGTCCCAAAGAGTCAAATGATATCACGCAACAACTAAGCCATTCTGGTATGAAGTTTTTTGTGGTAAATCACTCCATGGATGCCGGCAATTTATTAAAGGTCTGGAAACAAGCAACTATCATACGATTGATCAACTTTCGAAAGTTTCAAGATCTTAGTATATCAATAAAAAATCAGTCTGTTCCTCAAGATAGATCTTCCATTAGTGGTAACTACTGTCAAGAAAAGTACCAACTCTTGCGCGGGTCAGACTGGCCAGACTGGTGGGACTTTGAGCAACATGGGTATGATGCAAGCAAGATAGATGACCTTGATATTGCCGTACAACAAGAAATATCAACCTTTTATCGTTTACATTACATGAAAAATCAAGTATTATTGTTTGATGTTGATCGATGTTATCTAGATCAAGAGCAATTTATACCTGCGGTAAAAGAACTCTATCAACAG